TCAGAAGAGATATCTGAAATAACGAAAAGAGATTTGAGCCCGCCGGGAAAGGAAAGCGGAACTGTGATCTCCGCACCACAGCTTTTACAAGGATAACCAAATTCTGGCTTAACTCCTATTTTCATTTTTTCAATTAATCTAAAGATAAGTGTATATTTACCGGTTTCCCAACCTTGATAAGCAGTTGTAGCAGAAAAGATTTCTTTTTCGTTAAATCCTCTCCATTCTCTTTGAATATATGGTAATACACCTAAAGCTGATTTATCCCAAGACTTATTTTCTTCTTCTCTTTTTCTTACCCAATCAGTAATGGCTCTCATAACACCTATCGTAGGTGGTGCTAATGTTAATTCACCATAACTCTTTGTAGGAATAGTATAACATCTATTAACTGGATCATAGTATTTTTCTACCATCTCATCAACTTCATTAAACTGAACATTATCAGTTCTTAACTCCATTGCTTCTTGAGACTTACATGAACCTGTTGGACATTTCTTTTTAGTTACAGGCATCATAAGTTTTGCCTCACCTTTTTTAAATGTCAATTCACGGATTGATAAAATTAAGTAAATACGATCTTCTTCTAAAATATCTCTATAAGATCCTCTTTGATTTCCGTACATAATTTTAGTACAGCCTACAATAATAGAATTTAACTGATCATCAACATCTTTAATGTTAGTTTCATCCATCATAGAGAAGTCTCTAATCTCACCAACTCTGGCAGCTCTGATATGAATTTCAAAATCTTCTCTATAAAATCTACCTGCCGAAGGAAGTTGGTTTAAATCAACTTTAATATATCCGGCTAATTCTTGTATTCTTTTAATCTCAGGATCATCTGGAGAAGTTATACCTCTACCTTTAGTAGGATCAACCTTTCCTAAATTAGAAATTTTACCATCATCATTCTTTACAACTTCAGCATCAGTTTCCTGAATACCTTCTGCTGCTTCGAACTCCTTTTTAATGTTTTCTTTATGCTTACTCATTGTTTACTTAATTTTTGTTAATTGTTTTTCGAGTGATGTTTCTTTAACAATATGTTCAACTATTATATTTCTAACATATCGTGAAACTGGTATAGGTTTTGTATTATTTTCCATAGATTTTTGAATAATTATAGTATTCAAATTATCTTCATCTTCTGGTGTTAATAGAACCTGCAATTTTTTGGTTAATCTTTTTTTCTGTGGAATCATTTCCTGGATACTTTCATTATATCCATATTTAGGATTATCTGCTTTGAACTTTTTTATCCAGTGTTCAACTCTTTCCATTACAGATCCTAAAGATTCACCATCTTCAAATGTTTCTAATGTTTCTTTTTTAAAATTTAGGGTTCCAAAATCTTTAACGGCTCTTTTTATGTATTTACCGTTTCCAAAATAATTAGGGTTATCATTTACGGAATATCCTACATAAACCTTTTTGTCTGTTAAGTTTTGTACTTTAAATATATTCATTGGTTTTTGTAATATGTATTCTATATTATATATTAGTGATGTGACAAAAAAACTGGCCATAAGGCCAGTTTTTCTAAGATTTAATTTATTATGCTCCTACGTTTTCTTCAACCCAGTGATCACAACGATAAGTCATTGTTAATTCAGCAGGATCTGCTGTTTCATAATTCAACTCATCTACAAAATCAGGTTGTCCAGTTGGGAATACATCTTTTAATGTAATCTTTCTGAAAATATCACCTGCTCGATTATATTGAACAATAATCATACTTCCTATATAGTCTTTCTTTAATCCCATTTCTCCAGTTAATGGATCATAGATTAATTTGTACCAATTACGGAAAGTATTGTACATGTAATTTTCGTTTGCGTCATTTAGGTTTAACGTAAAGTTTAACGTTAGATCCGCGAAAGTCTGACCAGGCATACCAGCGTAAGATCTATCAGCAAATTTATATTTCTGATTTACTGCATCTACTGTAGGGTTTAAGTTATTTAAACCTCCAATAGATTTAACCTGTTCTAGAATCAATCCCGTATCATCACCTAGTGGACTAAAGATTGTAACCTCAAACAAGTTTGGTTGAATAGGTTCAAATCTCTGACTGCTAGCCCTTGCTTGTGTATAATGTGGTAATGGCATAATTTATCTTATTTTTTTATATATTCAACTTTTTTATCTTATTGGAAATTTCCAGCTTGGATTGCACCAGTTCTAAGAATTGTAGTTCTTTGAACGAGTATTTCCATTCCTCTTACTGGCTCAATGAATGTATCAATGATACCAATGTTTTGATCAATAACTTCTGGTGGGTTATTTGATTCATCCATTACATTTCGGAAGTCATAAACACCATCATCGTTCTGTACCGTTGAAAGGAAGTTATCAGCAAGTGTTTTAATTTCCAACCTTGTTTGAGCAGTATTGAACTCAAATAAGTAATTTTTTAGTATTGCTTCAATTCCATCTTGGATATAAATTACAACCTCTCTACAGTTAATTGAACTTAAAGCAGATTTTGTAGTCTGCTGTGCAGTTTTATTTGCAAAGATTGTTGGTCCAGTTCCACTTTGGAATACAATTGGATTCAATCCAAATGGTTCTAAGTATTCTCTGTCCTCTTTTCCAAGATTAACTTCTAATCCTACAACACCGCTTCCTCCTACTACTCCTCTTCTAACTCCTGCAACTAATGACCACGGTAAAGCGTTTTCATACTTTGCAATAAAGTTATTAGAAACATAACATGCAGGTGGTACGTTTATATTTCTTCCTAGATCTCTTACAGTTATATAAGGATAATAGAAAGCTCCGTAACTTGCACCTTGCGTTTGAGAAGGTAACGAGAATCGTACTGTTGGATTCTTACTTAAATCACCACCTGTAGAAATTAATCTAGAAGAAAGACTTCCAGTTGCATCTAAGAACGAAGGATCTGTACTTCCTTTAAAGTCTTTTGCAGAAGGTGAATTGATTATTGCGAATGCGTTCTTTCTGGTAGAACATAAGACTGTATAAATTGCCTTAGATCCACTTTCAATTCCGTTTCCAAATGTATCTACAACATATCTGAAGTTAATTGTTTCTCTATCAGTTAATGCTTTAAATAAATTTGTTCCACTTAATGTACCATTTAAGATTGCATTTTGTCTATCGTTACTTCCATCTGGAACATGTTTTGTAGCATCTAATTTAAAACCATCTAAAGTAAAGATGTTATAGTAATCTACCCAGCGATCTACAGGATAATATAACTCTACCTTTTTAATACCGCCAACAGTATCCACTAATACTTCTGATTGACATGTTACTAATAATGCAGTTTTACCTACAGGAATAGTAGAATAATCAGAATTGGTTAAACCTCCTACTACAACATTAATTCTAGTT